TATACTGTAGGTATATCTTCAAAATTAAGTAGTCTTACTTTGTTTACATAGAAGTAATCATCGTCTGGATATTCAAAAGTATGATTTACTCTATCATACATCTTCCAAAGTCCATCACTATCTTTTCTTCTAACAAAGTCACGTGTTCTATCCCATTCATCTGTATTATCTATACGGATAACATCAGATTCAATAATGATTTTATTGTCAGTAGTACTGACGTTCTCTTTTATATGATATTCAATATTAAATGTCCAACCTTCACTTTGAACATCTTGATTAGATTCTTTAAGTAAATTATAAACAAAAGATATTTCAGGGTTTGTAAAATCTATTAGGGATATAGGCGATTGACCTATGCTACCCAAGATCGCATTGACTGCGGATAGTTCGGTATCGATATCAACGGTTGTGGTAGTCATAGTTAAGATTCGTGAATAAAAAAAGGGGAGCCGAAGCCCCCCTATAAGTTAGTTATATTGTGCTGTTACTACAGCGCATGTGTCAACTGTACCTGAGCTGCCAACTGTGGCATATGCTAGGCGTAAGTTTTTAGTTGTGGAAGCAACCGCTGAAGGGGTGCCTGATCCACTTGTATCAGAAGGAGATATACGTGTTTCAGTTCCTGCTCCGCAAGAACCATACTCTCCAACTGCTGAAGGAGCTGCCATAATATTTAATTAGTTAAGAAACTGTACCTATATTAGCAGGGCTAAGATGCTTTCTCCCATACTCTAAAGGAGTAGGTGGGTTCTTGGTGATTGATTTATCAACCTGACCAATACCACTAAGAGTACTAGATTGACCTTTCTCCCTGGTTATAGTTACACTTGTGCCGGGATTAAGAGACATAATTAGCTACGTGCTGAGGTTAGTTCAATTGCACCTGCAGGGTTTAGTGTACCTACGCCCATTGCAAGACGACCTACGAGTACGTCACCTTGATACAGTACGGATACGTCGCCGCCCGTTACTTGGACTTGTGGTCCAATGGCTTCAACGATACCAGCTGCGTCACGCTGATAGATCAAACCACAGTGTGTGGAGAAATCACCATTGTAACTATTATTCTCACCGGATACTGGGTTAACAGTACCAGCCAAGAATGGTAGGTTGTTAGAACGTCTGATGTTGATACCAGCAATTTCAACTAGACCTTCACCAGAGTTTAGGTTACCTTGATTGTTACCATAGTCTCTGTTGAGGATGTTAGAAGAAACCTGTGATACTAAAGCGTAGTACTGACGTGGGTTTAGCACGGCTGTACGACCTGTCTTAGGTAGGTTCTTTTCATCAAGAACTGCAGCTGCTTCAAAGAAGGCATCTACTAGTGCTTGTGCATTGTACTCCTTGGTTGCACCCAATTCAATCTGAGTACCACCTGGCTCTGGACCTGGAGATGCTGTGATAGGATGAGCTTCCCTTGCAGCTAGTGCAATTGTACGGAAGACTTTCTTATCATAAGCTTCAGCTAGAGCATGACCAATCTTCTTAGAGATTTCTCCCCTCAAAGAGTAATGTGCAAGAGTTTCATCTAAATCATAAACGAACGCAGAGCTGATTAGAAGGTCATCGCACTGGATGGTCTTCTCAGCTACTGGAGGATCACCGGATCCTAGGATAGGTGTGCCTGGCTCATGATATGCAGCTTGCATGCGTCCCGTGAAGATGAACTGCAATGATTTGCCGTTCTTTAGGGTACGTCTTTGTACTGTGTCACGTGCGATTGTTGCGCTTTCATAAGCCTTGAACAATTCTCCACTGAACAGTTTCAAATAGGTTGCGTACTTGGTATCATATACCTGAGAACCAGCGGTATTTGATACCGCCTTATTCAGGGCGCCAAGTACTGACTGTGTGGCGTTAGCCATTATTTTAAAGAGTTTGTATAGGTTTACAGACTCTCAACGTTGAGAAAATTTTTTTCGAATATTGTTGTGGTCTATCCCACCGTCTAGACGGCTTAGGTTATCTCCGTAGAGGCCAAAGCCAAAGCGGGCGAGGGGAATCGAACCCCTGTTAGGCTAGCTTGGAAAGCTACCGTCATCCATTGACACCCGCAAGAAAGGAGGTTACCCTCCAATCCAAAGTGTTTACCACTTCTTATATATAACGTTAGAACCAGCTAATAGATGGGTACCAGATCCAGTACCTGTAATCAATGCAGCTTGGAATACTAAGCTACCTTTGGTAGCAGCAGTAACAAGAGCATTGAATTCTATTCCTAAGAATAGGCCACTAGTAGCAGCACCAACGTCAATCGTAACAACCTCACCAGCACCGTCTGTTGAATAAGTACCAGTACCTTCGATGTTAGCAGCAGCTGGGGTATCAGCAGCAGTTGATTCTTCTACACGTGCGGTTACGTCTGTGTAGATAGTTGTTGCAACAGCAGCGCCGTCAGCATCTAAGTTTTTAATAGCAAACTTCAGCTCGTTAGTATCATCGGAATCATACCAGATAGTATACTTACCGAACACTCTTTCGTAGCCACCTAGAGGTATGCTTAGAGCAGACTGGGTTGCTAATGTAGTATTTGCTAAATCAGAACCATCATTTGCTAAGATCTTTTGTTGGTAACCATCAGCAGAATAGACAACAGTTCCTTGAGTTGTATTCGAATAAAACGCCATAATAAAATGTTATTGAGAAGTTGACCTCCCGCAGTTCCGCTACGGGAGACGTTAATAGTTTTCCGTGGTTTCGCACGGTGGGCAGGATCTACAATGCTGATGTTCTGTCATATGTAGACCCTCTATAAAAATGAAGATGGCAAGGAGTCCGAAGACCCCAAGCCATAGTTCATTAAAGTTCTTCATTTAGAACTTGTACTTAGCACCTATCTTGGTGCCGTATGCATTATCAGCATCTTCATCAGTAATGAATGATACTTCACCATACACATCTAACTTCTCAGAAGCAGCTACGGAAGCTCCGAGCTTACCTGAGAATTCATTTGTACCATCTACAGCGTCGCCTCCAACGAGTGCAGGACCACCTTGGATGTAGTATCCTAGTGCACCTACGTCTCCTTCATAGCCTACGTGTAGATCAGTAGTACGGGAAGTATAATCAGTGCCTGTATAAGATGCGTTAGACTCAACGTTTACATAAACGCCAGCCATTGCAGGTGCAGAAGCGAGAGATGCCGCTAGGGCAAGTGCAATTTTTTTCATTTAATTTTTTGTGTGTGATTTGTAATAAGTAATACCACGATACTTGAGTTTTTGTTCCTTCTTAAAAAGTTCTTGCTCTTTAACACGAGCTTGAAGTTCTAGTGAAGACATAATAAACCTCATAGTACCAAGACCCCGTTCCATGCCTTGGCTTCATGCGTCCATAAAATTACGGATGAACGGACGTGGTATTTATTTTTTAGGGGGTCTTCCCTTTTTCGTACCGTAGGTACCTTTACCTTTTGGCATTAGAATAAACCAGGGATAATTTGTCCAGTGAATAGGTAGGAACCAATCGCTGCAAGGAATCCTAGCATCGCTAGTTGTCCGTTAACTCTTTCAGCATTCTCAAAGTAATCAACGTCTAGTACTTCGACTTGAGGTTCTGTAGCAAATCTGTTTTGGCGTCCGCCCTGTTCAGTTGTAGTTGTCATTTAAAGTTAAAGTAAGTTTACTAGCGGCGAGGATGATATGTCAGGTCGCCACTAATCCTTTAACCTATTGATGGTGCGACTAGAGCAACCTCAGATGTTTCAGCTGAAGCTAAGTCTAGTGGGAAGTTGTGAGCATTCCTTTCATGCATTACTTCCATACCTAAGTTGGCACGGTTGAGGACATCAGCCCAAGTGGGTACGACTCTTCCGTTAGCATCGAGAATGGATTGGTTAAAATTAAACCCATTAAGATTAAACGCCATAGTGGAGATTCCCATAGAGGTAAACCATACGCCCACGACGGGGAAGACAGCAAGGAAAAAATGAAGAGCCCTACTATTATTAAAAGAAGCGTATTGGAAAATGAGTCTACCAAAGTAGCCATGAGCCGCAACGATATTATACGTCTCCTCTTCCTGCCCGAACTTGTATCCATAATTTAGAGACTCAGTCTCGGTTGTCTCACGAATGAGTGATGAGGTAACCAATGAACCATGCATTGCAGAGAACAAAGCACCTCCAAACATACCTGCTACTCCTAACATATGGAAAGGATGCATAAGTATATTATGTTCTGC